GGCATTTCGTTTATGTGCCCTGTTTTCCAATGTGGGAGGGTGTTGTGACGTTAACCGTGCAAGTGCTTTACAGTTCACGGATTTCTTATTTTACTACGTTCCACATGGGAGTTTTCTCTAATATACAATAAAATTTACAAATACATTACTAACCAAATATCATTCGGGTTTATCGTCTCCATCCACCTATTTACATACTCTAACCGAACCTATGTACACCTGTGGGACAGGATTTTTGAGTTTATTTTGTTGTCTAAAGAACTTGAGTCTAGTTCTAAAGAGGGTGTAAGTATTGCTGAGGTCCAGCGGAGTCACGATCCATTATAAAGACTAACAATGTTCCCATGTGGACAGAACCTAGTTCTAATTGTTGTATTTCAGTTTCCAGCTGTTTGTACATCCAAGAGTCCAAGCTATAATTGTCATATAATGATTCGTAAGTATCACTAGTTGCAGTAAACTCACTGAATTGCATTTGCCAAGGATTAACCTTACTAATAATTCCCTCATGATTATTAGTTAACCACAAAATGCGATCCAAAAAGATTTTGAGAGGTGGTATGTGTGAACAAGCTGCATATAATCCCATAGCTGCTCCTCTCAACATGGATATGGGATTTTCTGTTGTTGGTGCATCACAAAAGCAGCCCAATTTTGTGATGACTTTACCTGGCATTGGTCCAAAAACAATACCTTCTTTAATTGGATAGAGACGCATAGAGCAAAATTCCACTCTGTTTCTATTAGTCTTATAAGTAGCGTCAGCTTTAAAGCCAAATTTTAACATTTCAGCTTTCCAATCTATTTTAGGTTCTGAACCATGATTCATCAAATTATCATCCCCTTGAATTAACATTGTAAAGCGTTGTCTCGCTTGCCTTATTGATATTTTGTGAAACCTACAATATATAAAGCAGTGAATTAAACCATTTAATATAGAGTTGCCCAATGAGGTGTAGGGATCACCACTTTTTCTACAACCTCGTCTTTTATAAAGCCAACCATTGGTGGTTATTCCAACGGTATTAACGTTACACAATATCAATTGAGACGTTGCTAGTGGCATGCCAAATTTACTAAATATCCAATGTTCAATTTTTAGTAAATTTTCACAACATGACGCATCCCAAGCAGATATGTCATCCTCCATCCAAACAGTAAACCTATTTACTAACTCTGCTGCCAACTTGGCATGTACGCCTGAAGTGAAACACATAAAATTCTTACTATTCCAGTCTCTTTTGACAATTTCTTGCAAGGCTGCTATCCAAGGACCAACTAAACAAATGAATTCAGGAGCAGCACCTTGAATAAGACGGGGTTGTTTATCTTTAATTCCTAATATAGTTTGGTACACTAAATTCTCTACTTTAACAAAAGATTTCCTGATGCACCATTTTTTAACTAATTTTCGTGGTAGCTTATTATTGCAAGTTATTCCTTGTTCAACCAATTTTTCATGAGTTTTCTTCAAAACTGCCTTAACTGATGGTGATGCTCCAGAACCTCGTAGATATGTATCAAAATCCAACGGCTCAATTTTAGTTCGTACCGTTTTGGGAAATAATCGCCTAAGGTTTCTTTTTACCC